GATGTGGGGCGCGACAATCGAGAACGCATCAGACCAGCACTGGACATGCCCGCTCGGTCAATGGCGGATGCAGGCCAAGCAGGCCCGTGACGACAGCCAAGGGCTATCGGCTGTCCAGTATGAGGCCATCAAGCGCTACGTGACGGTTCGGCACCTTAACCGCGTGGCACAGGGCTACGGCACCGAACACCCGAAAAGCATCTCAGGTGAAATGGTAAGCGGCTCCGGTGGCATCGGCTTTGAGTATGACGATGACGAGGTTTTCAGAAGGATGCGTGAATACAACGGCGCACGGTCTGCCCTGTTGGAATATGCCGGTCGAGGCGTCGAATATGTGCGCGTGGTCGAGGGGCTGGCACGCGATGAAACGCAACATCCGCACAAGCTGGGGACGGCGCGAGAGGCTGCTAACATCCTTGTGAGATATTTCGGCATGTGACTTGCGCGAAAGCCCGAATAAGGATAAGGGCATTAATGCAGGGTGCGGTTTTGTGCCTTAGCGTGTTGGATATCCTGTGTCGCAGGCGTTTCGACAAAGGCCCGGTTCGGCGTTACGAGCGCCACGGGCAACACAAGCCGGGTGGATTGCCTAGATGGCAACGCCCGGCTTTATTGTTTCAGCCCTTCGGCTTCCGCCCGCGTCTCTTGACCGGCTCCACACCGATAGCGGCCTGCATCCTCGCCATCAGTTCAGCGGCAGCATTCGCAGCGCCTCGACGTTCAGCGGCTTCTATCTCGGCGGCTAGTGCAGTGCGAAGCTGTTCAAGGGCTTTATCAACGGCGTTCATTCATCACCTCCAAAGGGCGATGACACAAGCACACACAAGCGAAAGTGACAAGCCATGAAGCCCTGCCCCGGTTGCCCCAACCCCAAAGCCTGCGCCAAGGCTGGACGCTGCATGAAAGCCAAGGCCAGCAAGCCAGCGGGCAAGCCAGCGATGAAGCCCAAGAAGGGCTATTGAGGCTGACATGACCGACGAGCCGTCTGAAAACAGGAAATCACAGTTCGAGAAAGAACGGTTCGTTCAGATCATCGCTGACGGTGGAACATGGGCGAGCGCATCCGCCTGGTTGGGTATATCGTCGTTCACGTTTAGCAAGTGGTTGCGTGAAGATGACGACCTCGCAAAGCAATACGCGCACGCACGCGAGGCCCAAGGCGACATCTACGCCGACCGCGTGGTTGATACCGCGATGGACCCGACGATTGACCCGGCTGTTGCCCGCGTTCGGATTGATGCTCTCAAGTGGGCAGCCGGCAAGCGTAAGCCAAAGGTCTACGGCGACAAGGTGACGACTGAGCACAGCGGGCCGGGTGGCGCGCCGGTCCAAATTCAATTGGTGGAACGTGTCATCGTCGATCCTGCAAATCCCAACGGCTAGGGCGTTCGCGCCGCTGTTGGAACCGTCGCGATACAAGGGCGCGTGGGGTGGTCGAGGATCTGGAAAGTCGCATTTCTTCGCGGGCCTGATGGTCGAAACTGCACTAAGGCAACGCGGCTTTCGTGGCTTGTGTGGCCGTGAGGTGCAGAAGAGCCTGAAGGAAAGCGCCAAGCGTCTGATTGAGGACAAGCTGGGCGAGCACGGGCTTGGCGAGGCGCAAGGCTTCAAGGTGTTTCGTGAGGTGATTGAAACGCCTGGTGGCGGCGCAATCATGTTCCAAGGCTTGCAGGATCACACAGCCGAAAGCATCAAGTCATTCGAAGGGATTGACGTGTTCTGGGGTGAGGAAGCGCAGTCGCTTTCAACCCGTTCAATGGAATTGCTCAGGCCGACAATCCGAAAAGATGGTTCGGAACTTTGGTTCTCATGGAACCCCAGACGCAAGACAGACCCGGTGGACAAGCTGCTAAGGGGCGAGACGCTGCCGACTGGCTCAACGGTTGTCCGCGCCAACTGGTCTGACAATCCGTGGTTTCCAAGCGTTCTGGATCAAGAGCGCCGCGACTGTCTGGCGACGAACGCCGATCAATACGCTCATATCTGGGAAGGCGATTACGCGGGCGTGTTGACCGGCGCTTATTACGCCAAGCATCTGGCAGAAGCCAAAGAGCAGGGCCGTGTGGGCGTTGTGGCGCGTGATCCAGTGATGACTGTCCGCGCGGTCTGGGACATCGGCTTTCGTGACGCCTGCGCCATCTGGATCGTCCAGTATGTCGGGCGCGAGATCAGGGTGCTGGACTATTACGAGGCAGTCGGTCAGCCGCTCGCCGCTCACCTGCACTGGCTGCGAACAAATGGCTATGGCGAGGCGCTGTGTGTGTTGCCTCACGATGGCGCGCACGCTGATGCTGCGACGGGCATTCGGTTCGAGGACCACATTAGAGCCGCTGGCTTTCAATGTGACACGGTGCCGAACCAAGGCAAGGGCGCTGCCATGAAGCGCATCGAGGCCACGCGGCGGCTGTTTCCGTCGATCTGGTTCAATGCTGCGACAACGCGAGGCGGGATTGATGCCCTTGGCTGGTATCACGAACGCCAAGACGAGACACGAAACATCGGACTAGGCCCAAACCACGATTGGGCGTCGCACGCGGCTGATGCCTTCGGGCTGGCTTGCGTTGCGTATGAGATGCCAAAGGCTGGCAATAACAATTGGAACTTCACCGTTCGGAAGGTTGTGTGATGGCGATGGATGATGACCGCTTCGCCGGCACCATTTCAGACCTGATCCGCGATTGCGAGAGCTATCGGCGTGAGCGTGCTGACGACCGCATCCGTGCGATGGAATACTACGACGGGCGTATGCGCGACCTGCCCAATGAGGATGGCCGTTCGGGCGTGGTGTCGCGTGATGTCCGCAGCGCTGTCAAGAAGGTGCTGCCAAGCGTTGTCCGCACGATCCTCGGCAATGACAAGGTTGTTGAGTATGAGCCTGTCAGTGAGGGCGACGAAGAGAAAGCCGAACAGGCCAGCGACTTTGTGAACTATGTCGTCTTGCCCGAAAGCGATGGCCGCGAAGCCATCCAGGATGCAATGCACGATGCCTTACTGCTCCGCAACGGCGTCATCCGTTGGTGGCACGACGAGCGGCAAATCATCAAAGTCACGCACCACACCGGCCTCGATGACGTGACGTTCGCGCAGCTCGTCGCGGCTGATGACATCGAAGTTCTGGAACATTCGGCCCGTGTCGAGATGGCACAGCAGATGGACCCGATGACAGGCCAGCCGGTGTCTGTTCCGGTTCAATCGCATGACGTGAAGATCAAGCGCTCGGAGCCGGTTCGTCGCGTTCGTCTTGCCGCTGTCCCGCCTGAGAAATTCCTGATCCATCCCGACGCGGTGGACTTGGATGATGCGCTTATCGTCGGCATGAACGAGCGGCTTCGCAGGGCTGACCTGATCGCGCTGGGCTATGACAAGGACGTGATCGACAACCTTCCATCGGCCAACGGTCATGACATGGAGGACGAAGAGGAAGAGTATCAGCGCCGGCGTGAGTTCTCCGAGGCTGGCGAGACCGACGCCATGCTTCAGGAGGTGGATTACTTCGAAGTCTATGTGCGGATCGACCAAGACGGCGACGGCGTTGCGGAATTGCGCCGCGTTGTCATGGCTGGTGGAACAGGGCCAGAGCACGTCCTAGAGAATGAGTATTGGGACGATGTGCCGTTTGCTGACATTGCGTGTGAACGAAGGCCCCACCAGTGGGAAGGCTCGTCTATCGCTGACGACGTGATGGAGATCCAGCGCGTCAAGACGGTGCTGCTCCGGCAGACGTTGGACAACCTTTACTGGCAGAATATGCCGCAGCCTGTCGTGCAGGAAGGGCGCATCGAAAACCCCGAAGCGCTGCTAAATCCGCAGTTCGGCTTGCCCATCCGTGTCAAGGCCGGCGTGAGTGTGCAAGACGCGGTGCAATACACTCAAGTTCCGATGTTCGCCGAGAAGTCCTTCTCGATGCTGTCATACCTCGACAACGAGGTTGCAGACCGGACGGGCATTAACGACGCATCCAGCGGCATGGCACCGGACGCCTTGCAGAACACCACAGCCAAGGCGTCAGCCATGATTGAGGCGGCTGGCATCGGGCAGACGGAATTGATCGTCCGCACGCTGGCGCACGGTCTGAAGCGCGTATTCAAGGGCTTGCTGAAGCTGGTCATCCAGCACCAGGACAAGCCCCGCTCGGTTCGCCTGAAAGGCAAGTGGGTTCAATTCGATCCCCGCTCATGGGATGCGAACATGGACGCAACGGTAAACGTCGGACTCGGTGCCGGCACCCGCGAACGCGACATGATGATGATGGGCCAGATCATTGCAATGCAGGAAAAGATTGTCGCGAACATGGGCCTAGAAAACCCGTTCGTAACGCCTGACAACTTCCACAACGCCGTGAGCAGCTTTACGGCGGCGGCTGGCGTTAAATCGACTGATATGTATTTCACGGCACCAGACCCGCAAGACATCGAGCGCCGCAAGGCCGAAGCACGCCAGAAACCAACGCCTGAGCAGGAAAAAGCGCAAGCCCAGATGCAAATTGAGCAAATGAAGGCTCAATTGGCGATGCAGATGAAACAGGCCGACATGCAAGTGCAAACCAACAAGGAACGCGCCCAGATGGACGCCGACCTTCAAATCAAGTCGGCTGAAATGGAAA